TCAGTTGGTGGCTACTTTACCAGATTCTTTTGTGTCTGTAACGACAGATTGCACATACGACAATAACCAAAAACTTTTTCGTCCATCCTTGTATGGCCTTTGGTATCTGCCTTCACGAACTCTTGCGTCTAACGTTTCAGGTTCAATATTGAGCATGTGTGCAAATTCTTCACGACCAACGCGTCTCTCTTCTTTAGATTGAGCCAGGCGTTCAACAACAGCCACAAGCTTTTCCATTAAACCTGGTTCAATCTTAATTGCTTGTCGCATCTATTCTGCCTCCTTCTTTTTGCGCGCTAATACTTTGTTCATAGTGCCGCGGTTGAGCTTGAGCATGGCGGCAGCTTTGTTTTTACTTCCATGAGATTTGATCAGGGCCTTTTCAATAATAACTAGAAATACATGGTCGAGAATTTCACGGTAACTTGTGCCGGTTTCAAGTGCTTTATCTAGTTCTTCTTCAGAAATAATTACACCGTTCAATTTGTACCTCCTTAATTCTTTAATTCGTTACGTTCTTTCTTCAATTGACGCAAAAGGTTGTGAAGAGTAACGGTTACAGCTTTATCTAAACTTTTAGTTGAATGGAATTCGGCAAGCTGAGAAAGCGCTAAACCAAAAATGTGGTATGCAAAAACCTTTGCAGCCTCAGGATTATTTTTGAGAAGCTCTTCAGTACTTGGACAAATGATTTTTTCAAAAATATGAACAGCTACCTGATCCGGAGTACCTTCAATACGGTTAGGCGTTAAATTAACTTCACCAATAACTTTACTCATTGCTCAGCTCCCGATTCGCTATTACATTTATTAAAGTGAAGTCTTAAGATTTCTGTTCCCACCTCATATTTAGTAAATTCATCGTTTTTGTGATGATCCTCGCTTACTACGGCATCAACTGTGTAATCCGCAGATGCAATAACAACCCCATAGCAAAGTTCATAAAATTCACCATCTTCAGCAACATGATGGCCATCTGCGACTTTATCTCTATACCAATCAAGACTAGCCTCTGCTTCTTTTTGAGCTTCTTCTAAAGAGTCGTGATATTTAAAGCCATCGCCGTTAAAATCATGGCTAAAGTATTTTTGCGATGGCACCGCCTGAGCTTTGGCTTTTTCCATCCAAACTTCTTGCATTAGTTCAATATCGTTATAGCCAAGAGCACAGCCAGCTTCACGGACTATATTTGTAATAACACCCATGCAATTCCAATCTATTTTTAAGATGCCTTTGGTTCTAAGGAAGGCAACAAAAAGTTCTCTTTCACGATCATCATTAAACATTTTGAACCCTCTCTTTTTTTAACTGAATAGCTTTAGTTTTAACCTTAGCCATGAGCAAACATGTCTCATTAGTTGCCGGGTTGGCTAATTTGTGGAAGCTTTTAGCGTAACGAACCATTTCTGCTTTACTCATGAGAATCAGATTTTCAATACGACAATCAGTTTTATCTTGGTTCTTAAATGCAACTACGTGATTGTCAGGAACAGGACCATAATGTTTTTCCCATTCATGTCTGTGTTTAAGGGCAAAAATATTAGGTTCAGCAATTTTGATATGAACATAGCCATCTTTATTGTCTATTCGCTCATATCCAATTGGTTTTGTATTCCAGGGGCTTTGACCTTTCTTAAAACTTGTCTTGTTTGCCCCTGTTAACCCTTTTGTGCCCTTATTCGGAGGCACGCTTCCTTTTTCAAAACGACCAGTTCGGCCAGTACTCCATTTGTTGCGCTTACACAAACTACTAAGACATTGCACGGTTAGTTGCGTTTCAAACTTTTCGTTAAAAAGCCGGGTTAATTCTTTACGCTCAAGGGTGCAGTTAGACTTTACAAAGTCCAACTGCTCAAGCGTATATTTAATAGCTTGACCTTTAGCCATGACTAATCGTCCTTTGAGTTGTTTTAAAAGCTTCAGGAAGATTGTCAGCTCCGTCCTTCATACCTCTGTATTCAGCAACAAGTTTTGTTGCTTGTAGTTGCAAATTGGCATTTTCAATTACAGATTTACAGATATCATTTACTGCGCCAGCACGAGCGCATTCTTCTTTAAGAGCATCACCCTTAAGCTCTTTATTGCTTAACCGATCTAGTTGAGCAAAAAGGTGTTTATTTAATTCGGATAAATTTGACATTTGTTCTCTCCGGAAATCATCACTAAATTAAGACTTCAAGTGTTCTTCAAACTCTTTACCAAGAGTCTGAGCTAACGAATTGCCGACTAACTCTCTAGTGACCATTCCATATTGTTTTTTGTACCTAAAATTAAAGCCGCGGCCATCTTCCATATCTCGAACCTGGTAGCCCAAATGGGCTAACCAGATTTTGAAGGCTAAGAGGTTTTTGCGTTTCACGACCGTTCGCATCACTTTCTCCAGCTACCTTCTTTCAGCAAAACGTTGTAGAGGCACTGATCAATTTCAGAAGCATTTACATTGTCGAAGTGATGATTCATGAAATCGCCAATAACTATTAATGTTCTAGTCATAGATGAGTATCTAAATTTCATGGCAGATCCTCATCGATCAAATAGATAGGAGAGCCGGTATTAGATTTTTCAAGTTCAAGCTTTCGAGCTTTTACGGCTTGCATCATTTTCGGTTGAGCAAGTGGGTCTAAGCTGTGAATATCAATTTCGTATGCATCTAAAGTGGCTAAGTCAGGGGCATTCTGGATTTTCACAAGCAATGATGGTTCATTAGCTTGCTTCTCTTTTTTAAGCTCCTCGAGGCGTTTATGCATATATTGCAACAACGGTGCACGCTGCTCAGCTGACCATGAATTTGTGTATTTAGTTACAGCATTAACTTCTGTTACAGTCTTTGATTCATCTACGCGCTTTTTTAATTCAACAAGTTTTTTCTGATATTTACCTTCTTCTTCTTCAATGTACTTTTTGCCATTATTTTGAGAAGCGTCTGGAACATTTACATAGACATCAACTTTTTCAAATGATTTAGCTTTAATGTTTAGGCGTGTATTTAATTCTGCATTTTCAACTTCAGTTAAAACGCCGTTAGAATTTATACGAGCACGAATAAAATCTAAGTCTTCTTTACTCTTAGAATTAGAAATCTCATCAATAAAGGCTTCACACAAAACTGATAATTCCGGATCTTGAGTTTCCGCTTCAGCTAAATTAAGTAAGTCATGTTTTTCATCTTCAGCCTTAGATTTGATTTCGGCCAATTCAGCAAGCTTCGCATTTTTAGCTTCGTTAATTGCTTCAAGCTGTTCAGGAGTAAAGCAATGTTTTTCAAGGCCAAAGCAAAGCGAATCTATTTCACACTCAGTTTTGCTGGAGCTAATACCGTCAAGAATAATGTCCTTTTCGGTTTCCAATAATTGTGGATCTGCTGATACTTCTTTTGTTTTCTTTTTGCCTTTTGATTTTACCGACTTTGTTTCTGTAGAAAGATCCTCATCTTCGTTCGCATCATTAAAAATCGGATCGCAAGTAGTAAGAGTAATTTCTTGATTGATTCCAACAAATGCTTGAAAGCCTCTTAAAAACAACTGGGCATTTTCAAAATCTCTCTGTACTACACCATTATTTACAAGAGTAACTAGGTAAGTATTTTTAGAACTGAAATCGCCAGCAATGATTGTTGATTTAGAAAAATCAACCCAAAAGACTTTTTGCTCATCAACTAATTCATCCAAAGTACAGGGCTTTGTAAAGGTAAAACCAGCAAGCTCAATTTTTTCAACATCGATGCAGAACTGATATTCAGGGTTTCCAAACACTGTTGCAGGGAACTCATTTAGCTCTGCAAATTCGCCCTCAATATGGCGACAAAGTAAATTTTTACCGCTTTGCAAAGCTGCAAAAGCTTCAACATTATTTAAAATATTCATGGTTTTATCCTTTTATTAATGCCTTACGTAGGTATGGATCTAAGTCATCTTGCTTTAATAACCAGGTGACGTAATCAGCAGGTAAGTCTTTAATGTCCATACTTTTATGCTTGCCGAAAGTAATTTTTTTTGGGATGCGTGCTTGCTCTGAAAACAAGAACAGCGATTGCATATCTTTGATGCCCAAAGCTTTGCAAATTTGCTTGAGCAACACTGCAGTTAACAAAACATCCTGCTTCGCGTTATGAGCATTACGAATAGATTCACGTGCTTTGACTGAGCCATTTGACAGCATGTAAATGAGTGCTGAAAGATCATGTGCTGCATCTGGCCAGACAAGGCGAGATAAGGCTAACGTGCAAATTGATTTTGCATTTACGGACTTGCCAGCAAGCTTGATAGCTCTCAGGTCATAATCAACATTGTGGCCAATGATGTATTGAACATCCTTAGGCAAGCGGAATGTTTCATAGCTAGGCTTGTCTGCTATATCTGTTTCTAGAATGTGGTGTACAGCCATGGCCCCGAAACTGATCGGCTCAGGGCAGGAGAAGTACTCATCAAAGCAAGCATCTTTATCAACAAACAATTCACCGCTATCAAGAAAGCTAACCGGTACATGAGCGATCTCAATGGGAAACTTCTCGAAATCTGAGGTTTCAGTATCTAAAATTAATGCGCTCATGCATGAAGTTCCTGTTTTGCTAATTTATCAATATCAATTTTCACCAGGTCAAATTTGACGGCTTGAATTTCAGTTAAGGTGTCGATACCTAGAAATTCACAGACATATTTAGTATCTAGACCGCGCTCATCAATAAACGCCTGTAGTTGGTCGCGTTGCTTATTTGAGATACAACCAGTTTTAGGTGCATTTGTTGGACTTTGAGCTTGGGTGGTGTTGCCACGTTGTTGTTGAGTCTGCTGTTTTTGTTGCTGAGCAGCACCATTAGATTGAATTGCCACTTGTTGCTGCTGACTCAAACTTTCTAAATGTTGTTGAATTGCCAAATACTTTTCATTGCAAGCAGCAAAAAGAATTTCATCAAACTCAGGGAGTTGATTGCGAATACCATCAAAGAAATAAGATGCCTGAGTTAAAGGCGTGTCTAATGGTAAATCCTTGATTTGTTTAAGCGCCTTATCGCAGTCAGCTTTGGTGGCCACATAACCGTTATTTGATTGGTTTTGGTATTTCTGAGTATTGTCGCGTTGACGCTCGTTTTTAATATTATTATTCGTGTGTGTATCCAGGTCATTCTGTGAGTCATCAATCATCAGCAAATTGCCAAGAGCATATTTTTTTGCATAGCTCTGGTAAGAAGCATATTGTTGAGTTTTAGAGACCTTTTTATTGCTATTTAGGTCACGATCAAAATCATATTTAGCTTCGCCAGGGACATCGCAACGAATATATTTCTGGTCTTTGAATACCATGTATGCATAAATTTCAAAACCATCAGCGGTATCAAATTTTCTAGTAATAACAGTACATTTGTACTTCACAAGAAGTGGCTTTAATGCTTCTTGAATATCCTCAGCAGAGCGATATTTATAGCCACCACCAAATTCATTTGTATGAGACTTTGGAGCCTTAAGCTCATTAACAACTTTAATAAAAGTTGGATGATGAAAAACTTGTTCAAGACCAGGTAAGTCAAGAGGATTTACATTTGTAGCATTACCCAATACATCGGAATTAATTGCAGCATTCATTTTGAGTACCTCAGTTATCCGTTATAACGCGCATTTTTATATGCGATTTTTTGGTTTGCGCTGTATGGCGTACGCTTAAAGCAGTCCTTTGAAAACAATGCTTCACGCTCTTTTTTGCGCTGTTCCTTAACTTCTTGTTCAAGATTTCGAAGGATCCATGGTCTTTGCTTAAGTAGGCCTTCGGTTACAGGTGTGCTGCCGTTTTCACCTTCAATACGAATGTCATCAAGTTTTAAGTTGGTAGAGAAAACTTGTGGACCTAAACGAACGTGATAACGACCATTGTCATCGCGAGTAATAAATTCGCGGAAAGGGGTGGTATAGCGTTTTTTCATGATTAGCCACCAAACATCCAAACTACTAAGTTTGAGATAACGATCCAAAGCACGATCGAAAGGGCAATGAATTTAATAAAGTCAATTGCATTGGCTTTAATGATTGCTAAACGTGAAGGGCGTTGCTCTTCAGCAGTAGGATGCTGGAATAAACGAGCAGTCGTTTGACTAGAAATAGTGTTTTGTTTCATAATGAGCCTCATGTAAGTGAAGAGCCCCGTCTATCCGCCAAGATCTCGGGGCTTTTTGCTATCTATGAGGTAAATACTACTTTAAGTAGAATTTATGTCAATATCTAGTAGTAAAATAATTCTACTTATAGTTGAAAATATTTGTTTTTAAATAATAAAAAACCCACAAAAAGTGGGTCAAATTTAAAAGTTATAAAATTAGTTTCAAAGAAGTGTATGAAAAATTTAGTAAATATCCCTATACAGACCAACAACTTTACCAACAAGTCGGCAATCCTCCGATAATTTAATAATTTTCTCTGGCCAATCAGGATTAAGGGGTTCGAGAAATTTACTTGTACCTTCTCCCTCAATAATTAATTTTTTAAATGTAGCCTCAGAGTCACCAGCACAAGCCACAATCACGAGATCATCTGTTTTTAAATCAAATGTTTGAATATCTGGATTTACATAAATTCTATCACCAGGCAGAAAAGTTGGGGCCATTGAATAACCAACAACTTTTAAGGCATATCCATTCTTTCCACATCTACGGTTTGGTGGTAAATATTCTTCTATTTCAGTATCTCTTAGAACCGTTTCAATTGGGCTAAAAGACCCAGCTGCTACCCAAGAGATAACAGGTACTCTTCGGCCTTCAAATCCTTCTCGATTGGAAAGATCAATATTGTTATCGAGCTTTGTACCATGATCTAAGTAACTAATCTCAACATTAAGAAGATCAGCGAGTGTCTGCAGTTTTTCTATTCTTGGTTTCGCTGTCCCCATTGTGTATCGACGAGCCATTTCATAAGAAACCCCAATAGCTTCTTTTAGATCATTAACGGTTTTTATAGGCGAATCTTTTGCCTTCATTAAGCTAGTTAGTCTCTCGGCAAAGTCTTTGTATTTGGCATTTTCCATCAAAGCAGGCTTCTTTTCTACTGGTGGTAGAATTTTACTATCAATTTTTAGTTGCACCAATTCTATTTTAGGTAGTATATTACGTTCTACTTTAAGTAGTTTTAATGGCAGCATACTATGTCGTCTCCAAAAGTAGCTTTTGACAAAGCAGTAAAAATCGCAGGGGGCACTCCAACCGCCTTGGCTAGAGGTATTGGGTTAACCCCTTGGGCCGTACATAAATGGGATAAAGAAAATATCCCTCCTAAACGGTGCGAACAAATCGAAGAATTTACTAACGGTGAAGTTAAAGCAGAAGAACTTCGACCAGATATCAACTGGGAATACAGACGTCGCAGCAAAAAACAATGAGCGAAAACATTATCAAGATGAGATAGAGGAGGTTTTATGCAAAACATAAATATGCATTTAAAAACTAGCAAAAAATTATTAGCTCCAATGTCGACAAGAGTGCCAATTGAAGTGCAAGAACTTGTAGATGAATTAGCAGGTGGCGCTAGAGCTAAGTGGATAAGAGAAGCCATTGAATTAAAGCTTGAAGTTGATTTAGGCCAATCATCAATTGATGAGTTAAAAAAATCAAAGAATACAACGAATTCAAGTGAATACCTGAATGTATTCAAAAGTATTTTTTCTTTCTTTCAGACAAATAAAAAGCCCGATGTGCGAGATCGAGCTTTAGGTGTTCATTAACCAAGGAGATTAAATCACATGTCTAATGTATCAAATCATTCGAATAAAGACAAATTGTTAGAGTTGAAGCGCCAGCAAAGCTACCAATCCTGGCATGAGCCGGCTTTAAAAACGCTTGCCGGTTTATTAAAAGAACGCAAAGCGAACTTAAAGAAACGTAACCATGATGAAAATCAAGCAGCTGTAACACGTGATGAGTTTATGCAAGGCCTGGTTGATGATCATGGGGTACACGGCATAAATCTTTATCACGCGGGTGTAATTATCTCGAGTCTGTATAGGGCTAAGAAAATTCGATATTTGGGTAGCTTTATCCAAATTATTGAAGGGGATGGTGGCGCGTGATCCCACAAGAACTAATTAATGAAATTAGGCAAAACGCCCTTTTTGTTATTAATCACAGCGGTGGTAAAGATAGTCAAGCCATGATGATTAAACTACTTGAGTTTGTTCCTAGGGAGCAAATTCTTGTAGTACATGCAAGTCTCGGTTTTATGGAATGGCCAGGAGCATTAGAACTCGCACAGGGTCAAGCTGCTGCAGCTGGTGTTGATTTTATTGTGGCCAAAGCAAGTAAAACGTTTCTTGATATGGTTTTAAAACGTTTTACGGAACGTCCTGACGTTCCTTCATTTCCTTCGCCTAAATATCGCCAGTGCACAAGCGATTTAAAACGAGGACCAATCACACGAGAAATTCGCCGTTATGCAAAGGCTAATGGGTTTAACCGTATTGTTAATTGTATTGGATTGCGTGCTGAAGAATCTAGCAATCGTGCAAAGCAAATGATCTTTAAACCTGCAGCTGAGAATGGTAAAGCAGGTCGAATCTGGCATGACTATCTTCCGATTCATTCTCTTACAACCAATGAGGTTTTTAAGACCATTAAAAATGCTGGTCAATCACCTCATTGGGCGTACCAGGATAATGATCGTTTAAGTTGCATCACTTGCATTATGGCAAGCGCGAGAGACTTAATTAATGGTGCAACAAAAAATCCTGAATTCTATGCATTGATGTGTCTGGTAGAACAAATTACCGGATATGCAATGCACGCTAGTTTGCGGTTCCTTCCTGATCTAACCGGTATACATCCTAATTATTCACTTTTAAGCGAATACCAAGATCTAGTTTCAAAGTTTTCAAATACGCGCTCTAACAGAAAACGTATACAAATGCTGGAGGTTGCAGCATGAGTAAGTATGTCCCTAATTCATTCCAAGTTGCGAACGCTTTTGTAGATGAAGCAATGAGTAAAATCTCTGATGCTTCAGTAAAAATCTATTTGATTATTAACCGTAAAACACGCGGCTGGGCAAAAGAATGTGATGCGCTTTCACTTACGCAACTAGAAGAACTGTCAGGGAAAAGTCATCCAACAGTCGTTAGATGTACAAAGGAGCTTGTTAAAGTTGGTTTAGTAAGAAAACATGAGCAATCTGTATATGGGAATGTTTACTCATTAATAGACAATTATTTTGTTGGTGAGCATGTAAACTTCCCAAACAAGAGTTCAGTACTTGTTCAGTCTTTTAGCTTATTTAATGGGCAGCTAGTTAAAATTTTTAACTACCAAAAGCCTATGTCTAAAAAATCAGTTAAGAGCAAAAAGAGTAAAAAACTGTGTTTAAATTTTCCACAAAAATCTCGGTTGCTAGTTAAAAATTTTAACTACCTTGAAAATGCTAGCCAGTTAAATTTTTTAACTACTGCTAGTAAAAATTTTTTACCCCTACTAGTTAAAATTTTTAACACACAAAACACACTATCAAAACCAACTTATCAAAATAAAAAAAATACATGGTTTGTTTTAGAAAATTTGAAGTTTGAAATTTGTTCTATCAATCCGTCAATTAATACTGACGAGATTTTTAAAGCTTCTTGGTTTGAGAGAGAGCTAAAAGCATTCAATGGCTTCAACGAAGGTCGCAATCACTCTGATTACGATATGGTCCGATTCTTTGCTGAGTGGATGCTTAAAGCACGCGCTAAATACGCCAAGATGAAAACACCGGCACCACGTTCTTTTGAAAACAGAAACTCAAGTGGCCAACAAGTTCAATCTGAAAATTCTATCCCTGAAGTAATTACTTTCGCATCTGAAAAACAACTATTCGCGTTCGCACGCCGTTTAGTAAACCATCCTGATTTCAAAGATACATTTTGCCTTACCGGTGAATCATGGATGGATGCTGGTAAGCGTATGGCTCAAAAGTTGGTAGATCCTCAGGAACAAAAACCATTTATTCCGTATTTGATCGAGATGGGTTTTAAAAACTCATCAAAGGAGACGGCTGCATGATGACTCTAAATAAAACTACCGGCATTCAAAAATTAAAAGAGATCCTTCAGGAATTTGATTCTTGTATGTACATCGAACGTGACATTTTTTTTGACAAGCATTATGACCTGGTTAAAAGCGAATCTGACATTGAGCAAATTCGTATTGCAGTCAAAGCAGCTGAATTAAAGAAGGGTGCACGTGTCAAAGTGGATTTCACACATGTACCAGACAAGGGTCAAAACAACATTCGTTTCGTTGGCAATGGTACCGTCGATCTGTTTGATGATAACCGGGTATTTGGTCGTTTAGATGATGGCCAACCTTTTTGCTGTTTAGTCTCAGATATAGAAATTTTGGATTCTGAAAAATTAGAAAGCGCAGTTAATCACGAAGAATCAAAGGCAATTAATAAAGTCTTTTTCTTTATTTGTTTAGTTTTGGGCTGTGCAGTAGTTAAGGGGTGTGGCTTATGAAATTAACTAAACAACAACGGGCAGAGTTAAAACAAAAATTTGGCGGTCATTGTGCTTATTGCGGAGAAATGCTCGGTGATAAATGGCATGCGGACCATATCGAAGCTGTGAAACGAGATTTAATTCATGTTGGCGGGGGCAAGTTGATTACAGGAGAAATGACTAGACCGCAAAACGACACATTAGAAAACATGAATCCCGCCTGTGTTCCGTGCAACACAAACAAGTCGTCTATGCCTTTGGAAGGATGGCGAAAGATGCTTACACATTACCGTGATGTGCAGTTACTACGTGATAGCACACATGCTCGTCATTTACTTCGTTTTGGACTGATTGAAATTAAATCTGAGCCTGTGAAGTTTTTCTTTGAGATTTACAAAGGAGCAAGCCATGAGTAAGTGCCCACGCTGTGCAGTTGAAGAGTTAATAAATTCTTACGGCGGTTTTGCAGAAGTTAAGACTCGATGTGAAAAATTACGAGGCCGATATAACCGTAGTGGCTTATCCAATACTGATTACAACGAGTTACTTCAATTAGAGAAGGCACTTGAGCAAGTGAATAAAGTAAAAACAGAGGGCGGAAATAATGGACAGTAAATGGCTGGAAGAACAACGCCACGAATTAGCAAAGCTGTTAGATCGTGAGATTCATTGTCCAATTGGGTTTCACAATTTAAGAAACCTTTATGAATTGGAAATTAAGGCACGGGGGCGGCCAACATTAGGTTTTCCAAATCTACCTCACAATCTATATAAGCCAGATCCAATAATTAAGTTAAAGGAAGATCTAGCTAAGTTAGTAGAAAAATATAAACAAGATGCCCATGCGTTAACTCTATTGGGTGATCTGGATAAATCACGTGTTTATAACGGCATTGCCAATCAATTAGACCAGTTACTTAAGGGTTAAGTGTAATGAGCAAGGTTTTAATCGGGGTTGATACAGGGGTGCACACTGGTTTCGCTGTAGCCATTGATCAGGGCAAAGGGGGCGAGCTTCAGGATGTTGGTTCTCTAACAATTACTCAAGCTATGAGCAAAGTATTAGAGCTTGTTGATGTACACGGTAAGGCAAACATCATGCTGTATATCGAAGATGCACGTTTACGCACATGGTTCGGTAATGCAGATGCACGTCAAGCTCGCAGCGGTGCCGGAGTTCGTGAGGGGATCGGATCCGTGAAGAGAGATGCTCAGATTTGGGAGGATTGGTGCAAAGAACAAGGCTTGAAATACAAGATGATTCACCCTGCAGCTAACAAAACCAAAACTGATGCTAAGTATTTTTCAAAACTAACAGGGTGGGCAAAGAGAACTAATGAACATGCACGGGATGCAGCAATGCTTGTATTCGGGCGATATGCAAAATTTTGATGTGAAAAAGGTTTTAACAAGTTGATTTTTATTAAAGGTAAAGGGTAAGTAGGAAGGCGATTATGCTAGTTGAAAAGTTTGATTTTATTGAGTTACTTCGCCTTGCTATTGCTCAAAGCGAAGGTAAAGGGAAAATTACTAAGCATGTTGTTTTGGGAGAAATTGCCTTATTGCCTGCAGGCGCAAAAAAATGGGCAGAATTACTGCTTGAACGTGTTGATTTTGAGCGCATAGCAGAAATCACAGAAACAAAGAAAATTTATGAGACCAGGATAATTAATGGTAAGGAATCAAAAAAGCGTATTGGTGAAATACCGGGTAAAGTTGAAATAAAAAAAGGGGAGATCAACTCAGCTGATTTTTTCCGCGTTAGAAACGTACTGGCGGGTAAGATCCATCGTGAAATGATCAAAAAGAACTTTAAGCCAAATAATTGTCAGGGCGATTTATCAAATGTCGCCAAAGGTATTGCTGAGGTTGTTTTGCGTGGGCGATTATTTACAAAGGCAATGTGTGGCCATTGCCAGGGATTAGGCAAATTGGAGCTATTTAATGAAAAGGGATATCCAAACGGATCTAAGTTTTGTGATAAATGCGGTGGTACGGGGAAACGCCCATATACATTGCATGAAAAAATTACTATCGCAAAATTAAAAGTATCTAAATCTGGATACTCTGAACGCTATGAACCATACGAGTTAATTGCTGAAGCTTGTATAGAGAATTGGGAAAATAGTATTAGAACAAGCTTGGCTAGATCGTTTCATTTTGAGCCAGAAGAAATCACCCTTGCTTGACATAAACAGAACGGTTGAGTATAAGTATTTCTAAAATGGGCGCTTTATACATGGATCGCCTGAAAAACTTAATAGAAGCTCACTAATTTTAGTGGGCTTTTTGCGTATCTGGAGCACTGGAAATGGGAAATACCTGGCATGCTGATCAAGAAAAACCAGAATTACGGCCAGATGAAAAACCTTTAAATTGCCCATTTTGTGGATCTGATTCAATTTGTACAGATTCTTCACATTATGGGAAACCAGATGAATACGGCTCTATAGCATGGGATGCTTTCACATGGTGCCATGATTGTGGATCAAAAGGCCCTAGTGCTTGGGCGATGATCGCTTGGGATGAAAGTTTTCATTGCGACACTGTTTATGAAGAAAGATCAGTTGTTAATTATGCTATTCGCCAGTGGAATACACGCAAATAAGTTTTATTAATCTCGTGAGAGGTGTTTTATAAGCACACCTCTCTTTTAGCCGAACGGATTACGGCGCATGGAGCCCTGCCAAATACTAGTTATTGGCGGGGCTTTTCTTTTCTGGAGTATGTATGACTGAATTTCAAAAAATTACTCATGAGATTAGACAACTCCAAGTAGAGTTAAATCATTTAGGAAGCTGCAATACAAAGGGCTTAACAACAGAACAGATCGCTCACCTAGATGAGCGATTTTTTTTAGCCATAGCAAAGCAAAATAAATTAATTGCACGGCTCAACAATAAGCCTGAGGGCTTTTTATAAATATTGGTGGTGCAATGGATCCTAAAAAGTATTTTATTCTAACCAGAAAAAAAGAAAGGAAACCCAAGCCAAAGAGCACACCATTACCAAAAGCCAAGCAAAACTATTTAGAAGCTGAAGCAACTCTAAAAGAAGAATTAACTGATTTAGCTATTGGCTTTGAAAGTAAGTTTCAGCCCATTCATACAAAACATTGGCGCTTTGATTTTCATATTGTGAAATTGCGTTTGCTCATTGAGATTGAGGGTGGCCCCTGGTCAGGTGGACGTGGCGGCAAGTTGGCAAATAAAGCCTGGAGTCTTGATCGATACGATCAGGCTGAAGAGTTGGGGTATAAGATTGAGCGCTTTCATCCAGATTCTGTTTTGTCGGGATATGTCATTAACTGGATAAAAAGTGAATTAGAGAGGCTTGAATATGGAACAGTTCAGACCATTTCCACCGACTGATTTTATTGATCAGGCTGATGATGAAGAAGCTACACGCTTAACACCGGCACCAGATCTGATGGATTGGGTAATTAAAAATTATTTAACCATTGAAGGTGAACTCTACAATCCAGACCATGACCATATCGCTGAGCTTATACATGAGAATGAGGGCTTTCTAGCATTCGCGTGGGCCTCTTCTGCATATAAAAGCAAGCAAGCTATGGTGTTAGGCCAGTGCGAAAAAGTCATGTTCAATGTTGGTGGCTGGCGCAAGGCTCGCCAGGAACAACAAATGCGTGATTGGTTTGGTTATGTGCCAGTTTATCTCATCACAATTGATGCGAGTTATTGCGAACAAGCAACGGACCGAGATTTTTGTGCGCTTATAGAACATGAGCTTTACCACATCGGCGTTGAGCGTGATGAAGATGGCGAACCTCTTTACAGTGAAATGACAGGATTACCAAAACATTATTTGGCTGGCCATGATGTTGAAGAGTTTGTAGGCGTAGTTAAACGATGGGGAGCAGACGAGAACGTGAAGCGACTTATTGAAGTGGCGAAGCAAGCGCCGTTTGTATCTGATGTAAATATTTCCAAGTGCTGTGGAACTTGCCTAATTAACTGAGCCATCCGGCTCATTTTTTTTTGCCTTGTTTCCTTGATGAGCCTTGATGGATTTTGAATTATGGCGAAGCTTAAAAAAGCCGAGCAACTCTTTATAGTTCGGTCTCTTGCGCAGTTCATGACACCTACTGAAGTTGTTAAGGCTATCAAGGAAACTTTCAACATCACTGTTTCACCTCAGCAAGTTGAAGCTTATGACCCGACTAAAGTGGCAGGGCGCGACTTAAGAAAGGAGTACAAGGAAGTATTCGAGTCTACAAGAGAGGAATATCTCAAACAGCCGATTCACAACATAAGTGGGGCAAATGACATTGTTCAGTTAAAAATCTTGAGTGACTTGCTTTTTGCCAAAAAAAATAACGTGACCATGACAATTAAGATCGTGGACCAAATGCAAAAGATCATGAAAGGGTTTTACGAGAAGCGACTTGAGATTACTGGAGCTGGTGGTGGGCCACTTAAAACAGAAAATACTAACACCCCATCACCACCGGCATATACACCTGAAGAGCTTTCGAAACTCTCGCCTCAGGAACTTTCACGCTTAGTGATTAATGGAAAGCTATGACATATGCATTAGATGAAATAGCCCCTTTAATTAAAGAGTGGACTATTAACGTACGCTTGCCCGAAATAATGACCGAGATGACACGGCGTTATTACTACAAGGCTGCAATCGAGCAAAACGAATTAAGTATTCAGGCAGAAATCTACAAGTGCAGCAAGGATCCAGTCCATTGGTTTAACAATTGGATCTGGACATATGATCCGCGTGGTATGGCATTTGGATTGCCGGCAAACATTCCGTTTGTATTACGGCCGAAACAAGTTGAGCTTGTGGCGTGGCTAGAGGAACGTGAAAGCACACAAACACACGGTCTAATTGAAAAATCCCGTGATGAGGGCATGAGCTATGTTGTGCTGGGGTTTTTCTTACATCGTTGGTTATTTGTAGAAGGTTTTGCGGGCGGAGTAGGTAGCCGTAAAGAGGAACTTGTAGACAAGAAAGGCGACCCTAAAACACTATTTCACAAGTTCCGCGATATGTTCAGCAAAATGCCTGATTGGTTAAAACCTAAGGGCTTTGTCGATAAAGTGCATGATAACTACATGCGCATCATTAACCCGGATAACGGCGCAACGATTACCGGTGAAGCGGGTGACAATATCGGCCGTGGTGGACGTACCACGATGTACTTTTTGGATGAATGGGCTTTCGTAGAACGGCAAGAAGCTGTTGATGCTGCTATATCTCAAAACACTAACGTCCATATTAAAGGATCCACACCTAACGGGATTGGCGATCGATTTCACCAGGATAGATTCAGCGGACGTTACGCCGTCTTTACCATGCCTTGGCGAGCTAACCCGGATAAGAACTGGACTGTTACCTACAACGGCCAAGTTATTTACCCATGGTATGAAAAGCAGTTGGCCACACTTGATGATGTGGTGCTTGCTCAAGAGGTAGATATTAACTATGCCGCTTCGGTTGAGGGTGTCTTAATTCCTAGTACTTGGGTTCAAGCTGCTATCGATGCACATAAGAAGCTTCAGATTGAGCCTACTGGAGATCGTATTGGCGGCTTAGACGTTGCAGATGAAGGTAAGGATAAAAACTCTTTTGCAGCACGTCACGGCGTTGTCATGACTTACTTGGCCACATGGTCTGGTAAAGGCGATGACATTTTCGGAACGACTCAAAAAGCTATGGACCTATGCTTTGAGAAATCCATCGATACGCTGTTTTACGATGCCGATGGCCTTGGCGCCGGGTGCCGTGGTGATGCGCGTGTGATTAATGAAAAGCGCAGAGAGCTGGGCTTATCCGAGATTAATGTGGAGTCATTCCGCGGATCTGGTTCAGTTCATGACCCTGAAGGGGAAATGGTAGAGAAACGTCTTAACAAAGACTTTTTTGCCAATCTTAAAGCTCAGTCTTGGTGGTCATTACGTTTGCGCTTTCAGGAAACTTTTAGAGCACTTGAGGGGCGTGATTATGATCCAGACATGATCATTTCACTATCAAGTGAAGATATCGATGCCAAGGAATTGGCACTACTCACTACTGAGCTATCTCAACCAACGTACACAAAAAATGGTGTTGGGAAAATCCTAGTCAACAAACAACCTGATGGCACAGCTTCACCGAACCGAGCAGATAGCGTGATGATTTGCTTTAACCCGCAAATTGCTGAGCTCAATATTTGGGGCAAGCTATAAAGAGAAAGTTATGGGCTTTATTAAATTTACAAGAGATTCGTTCCAGAACTTTGCAGCTCGAGTTGGGTTGGGTTCTGGAAATCAACACGATCAATCGACTTATGGTTTTAACTTCACAAGCCGAAATCGGTTGAAGCTTGAAGCGATGTATCGATCAAGCTGGGTGGTTGGGCAAGCGGTCGATGTTGTAGCGGATGACATGACGCGTGAAGGAATTAACATCCGTGGCATGGACGATCCAGAAGATGTGGAGGCAATTAATCAGGAACTAGATAGCCTGCAAGTGTGGGATAAGATCAATGAGACTATCCGCTGGTCCCGACTTTACGGTGGGGCTATCGCCGTAATGTTAATTGACGGCCAAAATGTATCTACCCCACTTAATGTAAATACTATTGGTAAAGATCAGTTCAAAGGGTTGCTTGTTTTAGATCGCTGGATGGTTTTACCTGACTTGCAAGATCTAGTCACCGAGTATGGTCCAGATTATGGAATGCCTAAATACTATGATGTCATTACTGACTCAGTAGGCTTATGTAATCAGCGCATTCATTATTCACGTGTTTTCAGAATGGATGGGATTAAACTACCTTACTGGCAGGCTATAGCGGAAAATTTATGGGGCCAATCAGTTATTGAGCGCTTAGAGGATCGTTTAACTATTTTTGATAGCGCCACGTTAGGTGCTGGTCAGCTTATCTATAAAGCTCATTTACGCACATACAAGGTAAAAGGCTTACGTAGTCTTATTGCTGCTGGTGGGCGAATGTATGACGCTTTGGTTGAGCAAATCAATCAAATCCGTTTATGGCAATCTAACGAAGGCCTGACACTGATGGATGCTGAAGATACTTATGAAGCCCATCAATATAGCTTTGCCGGGCTTGATAATATTCTGATGCAGTTTGGCCAGCAAATTGCTGGTGCTTTGGGAATTCCTCTTGTTCGCTTGTTTGGTCAATCACCAGCAGGATTTAGCGCAACTGGTGAGTCTGACTTATCCAACTATTACGATAATATCAACCAGCAGCAAGAAGGCCGTATGCGTACGCCTTTACATAAGTTGCTTGAAATTGTTTCGCGGTCAAAACTAGGTAAACCTCTACCTGATTCATTTAAGTTTGATTTCGCTTCATTGTGGCAGATCGATGACGAGAAAAAGGCAGAGATTGCGGCCAAAGTTGCTGAGGCAGTTACTAAGGTTGAAGAGGCTGGAATCATCTCGCGTCAAACGGCGTTAAAAGAATTACGTCAATCAAGCGAGTCTACTGGAATCTTCTCACATATTTCTGATGAGGAAATTAACCAGGCTGAAGATGATCCACCGGCGCCAAATGAAGGTTAAGACGATGAAGAGTCAAATAAGTCGGATATCACCGCATCTCGCGAGGAAGACCGAGATACGGTACAGCCAGCAGCTTAGAAAAATTGCGGGATACATTGATACGATCGTTAAAGGCTTTGATGTAAATGATCCAAAGTCATACCCACTAATGATTGCGTCATTAAACGAGTATGCCAACACGCTTCAGTTTTGGGCGCAAAATGCAGCTGGTCGAATCATTACTGATGTCGCTTTAAGGGATGAGAAAACTTGGCTCATTTATGCAAAGGATTTATCGCGTGGTGTACGTGAGCAAATCAGGAATACGGACACTGGAGCCGTATATCAGCAGCTTTTAAATGACCAAGTAAGACTTATTAAGTCTTTGCCTCTTGATGCCGCCCAGCGTATTCATGACCTATCTACTCGATCGTTAATTGAAGGTAACCGTTCAAGTGAGATTGCCGGCTTGATTATGGCCACTGGCCGTGTGACAAGATCCAGAGCAAATACAATTGCCCGCACTGAAGTTAGCCGAGCATCATGCGTATTTACTCAAGCTAGAGCCGAGAATCTTGGATCTGAAGGCTATATCTGGCGGACCAGTGAAGATGGAGATGTTCGGCAGAGTCACAAGGAGATGAATGGAAAATTTGTCTATTGGAATAAGCCGCCAACTCTGGATAATTTAACAGGTCATGCAGGCTGTTTGCCTAACTGCCGATGTTATCCTGAGCCAGTCATTCCAGAAATTTAGGCTTTGTTGCCTAAATCTAAATTACTGCTATATTTAAATCTTTTAATACTTTAGGAAAATTTTAATGAGTAATATTAAAGCTGGTGATGTGGTAAAGCTCCAATCTGGTGGAATCCCAATGACAGTCGAAAAAATCCGTAAAGATAATGGCAAAGCAGTTTGTGTTTGGATAATTGACGGAGAAGTCAAATCATATGACTTTGCAGTTGAAGCCTTAGTTGTATCAAACTAAAAATACCAAATGTAAAAAGCCACCTTCGGGTGGTTTTTTAATGCCTGCAAAAAAAGGTGATCCATGTTTAAAAAGAAACATAAATCAAAGGCCACGGTAGATAGATCTAATTTCTACACTACTGGCCAACTTGGTAGAACACGGGAAACAACGCCTGAAGGCTATTTGCTTTGCCGAGATGTTCCATTAGCTCGGATTGGTAAATTGCTTTATGCCGATGGTGAAGTGCCAGTTACTGCTGACAACTCCGGTCTAATCATCATTGAACGTGGTGAAGATATTTTATTTGATCCACGTACGATCGCCAGTTTTGAAGGTAAGCCTGTCACCAATGATCATCCAAAGGGTTGGGTAACTCCGGAGAATTGGAAGAAACTTTCAAACGGAACTGCACATGATGTACGCCGTGGTGAGGATGAAGATTCTGATTGTTTAGTAGCTGATCTGCTCATCACAGACAAAGACATGATTGATGCTGTGATGAAAGGAAAAGTTGAGATTTCTCTAGGGTATGACGCTGATTACACGGAAATTAGCGTAGGTAAAGGGATTCAAACAAATATTTTTGGTAATCACATTGCTCTGGTTAAAAAGGGGCGTTGTGGGTCGCGTTGTAAAATCGGAGATAGTTTTATGCCTAAACAAAGTAAAGGCTGGTTGGAAAGCTTACGCAAAGCTAAACGTACAATTGATGAGGCTTTGGAAAAAGCCAAGAGCACTGATGAGGAGGATGTCGAAACCGAAGATGATGAAGAGGATGATGACGGTAAAACAACTGATGCTGCTATCAATCGTGAACTCTTGAAAGCCCTCAAAACAGTTCAAGCAACAGTCCAAACATTTGATGAGCGACTCTCAAGTCTGGAAAAGAAAAAAACCAAAGATTCCCAATCGGAAACTGAAGATGATGATGAAGAAGACGATGGTAAGGGGAAAGAAACCGAAGACGATATTTTGGAGGCTGAACAAGCTCAAAAATTATCTGAACAAGGTATTCAAAACCATACCGGTGATTCACTTCAAGAAGTTTTATCACGTGCAGAGGTTTTAGTACCGGGCTTTAAGATGCCAACTTTCGATAGTGCCAATAATGGCCAAGCTGTTTTAAATACCAAGCGCAATGTATTAAAACAGGCTTACGCTACGGCAGATGGGCAAAAAGTCTTAACGCCGTTTGTAGGTGCTACTCCGAACTTTGACACCATGCCAGCCTATACAGTCGATGCTGCATTTATTGGGGCATCGGAACTCATCAAACAACAAAATAACGCCGCTGGTGTACGTTCTGGCATTTCTACTCGTGATTTTGGCCGAGCGCCAATGACACCGGCTGAAATGAATAAACGTAACCGTGAATATTGGGCAAACAAAGGAAATTAATAAATGGGTAATGCATATCTATATCGTATGCCGTCAGGCATTCCAGGTGATATTTCACGAAAAGCACACTCCACAGTTGAAGCACACATCCTTAAAGGTAATTTTGGCGCCTTTGGTATTTTCGGAAAGCTAACAACAGATGGAATCGTACCGCTTGAAGCGGCTGATACCGATGTATACGGCTTAATTGTGCGTTCTTATCCTACACAATCAGCTTTAAATGGAATTGGTGCAGCTGTTCCTCAATCAGGAATTGTGAATGACATCATGCGCCGTGGTTACATGACAGTAAAATGTAACGCTGGTACAGCGAAAAAAGCCGGGAAAGTTTATGTGCGTGTAGCTACAGGAACAGAACTAAAACCGATCGGTGGGATTGAAGCGGTTGCAGATGGTGTGAATACCATCGAGATCAAGAATGCAATGTTTATGCATGATGCTGATGCTCAGGGCAACGTAGAAATCTCTTACAACATCTAAAATATTTTTGACGTAAATCACGGCGCTATATGCGTCTTTTTTTACGCCTGGAGAAAATGAAAATATGAGTAAATTACTCTTAGCTTCGACCATGACTCAAGCCGTAGCAATGGGTCGACCAATTCGAGCGCGTACCCGTGATTCTGGAACAATGCATACCTTTGATGCCCGTACGATTGATAGTACTGGTGCATTCCTATTAGGTGAATTGGAACGCCTCGACCAAACTCTACATGAGCCATTAGCAAATATTACATGGGGCCGTGATATTGACTTGCGCTCTGATGTATCTATTGCAGATGAAGTATCTTCATTCACAAACTCTACTTTTGCTGCAGCTGGTGGTCCATCACCTACCGGGAAATCTTGGATTGGTAAAAATACCGATGCTATTGCAGGCATTGCATTGGATATTGGTAAGACTGCCCAACCTCTTAGCTTATGGGGTATGGAAATTGGCTATACCATTCCAGAATTAGAGTCTGCACGAGCTGTAGGCCGTCCAGTGGATGACCAGAAATTCAAAGGTATGAATCTGAAATATCAAATGGATATTGACGAGCAGGTATATATCGGCGATGACACGCTTGGTGTAGAAGGCCTTTTAAACTCTTCTAAAGTAGGTGCAACCAACGTTAATAAAAACTGGAAACTAGCAACCCCACAAGAAATTTTAGACGATGTAAACCTTGTCTTAAATAACGCTTGGGTGGCTTCTGGTTTTGCGGTTTGCCCGGACAAGCTTTTATTGCCACCAGTGCAATTTAGTCTCTTAACTTCGCGTATTGTCAGCGAAGCAGGGAATATCTCTATTCTTGAGTTCTTAAAGCTCAATAGCTTAAGTAATTCAGTGAATGGCCGACCTCTAAATATTCAGCCTTCCAAGTGGTGTGTAAGCCGTGGTGCAGGTGGTACGGATCGTATGTTGACGTATACACAGTCTGAAGATCGTGTGCGCTTCCCGCTTGTACCGTTGCAACGTACACCGATCGAATATCGTGGTATTCGACAAATTACTACCTATTTCGGCCGTTTAGGTGTTGTTGAATGGGTATATCCAGAAACAGCTTATTACGCTGATGGCCTATAAGGGGTGAGCATGTCTAAGTTAGTACAAATTTTTTTAAGTAAGCCGCTAACAGTTAACCTTGGTCGTGATGCACAAGGAGAAGCGAAAACAATCGTGTTGCAAGCTGGAATTCAAGAAGTTGAAGAAGACGTGGCCAAACATTGGTTTGTAGCGGCTCATTCACAGGAAATTCCAGCACATTCAGCATATACCAATGAGCTTGAACAAGTCCTTGAGAAAAAGGATCAAGATATTGCAGCAATGCAAATACAGCTTGATGAAGCAGCAAAACAAATTCTTAAGCATGACGAAGAAATGAAAGCTAAGGATAAAGAACTTAGTGATCTTAAAATCCAGTCAGCAAAAGAACTCCAAGACCGTGATGCCGAAATTGCAAAGTTGAAGGCTGAATTAACTAAAGCTACACCGGCAAAAGAAAAGGCCACACCAAAGGAAACCTAACACATGATCAGTGAATCCTCTTTTCGTGAAGAAATGCCGGCATTTGCTGATACAACGCAATATCCGTCATTTCAGTTTAATTTCTATTTAAACCTCGGGAAAAAGTTACTTCGCGAGGAACGTTGGGAGGATATGCTTGATTACGGTTTAATGCTGTTCATCGCTCATTATCTTACGCTTTATCGGCGTACGATGACTGCAGCAAGTATTGGTGCGGATGCTGGCAAAATCGTAGGTAATGAGACCTCTAAATCAGTTGATGGCGTTTCAAAATCTATGGATGTTTCCGGCGTTCTCATTACTGATGCTGGTCATTGGAACCAAACGACCTGGGGCGTCCAGTTTTATCAGTTATTACTGATGGCTGGCATGGGAGGCATCCAATTATGAGCAGTGGTGTTAAATCTTCTGGTAATGGTTTAGCTGACATTTTCCAAGCTGTAGCTGAACTTTCTCAAATGGATGTTTTGGTAGGTATTCCGCATGGGGAGGCTCGAACCGATGGTGACGGCCTTACCAATGCGCAGATTGGTTACCTCATGGAAGGCGGCTCACCTTCTCAAAACATTCCTGAGCGACCTTTCCTGGTGCCGGGTGTTGAAGAAGTTCAAGAACCGGTAGGCGATAAGCTGGTTAAAGCGGTTGACGCTGCTTTAGATGGTAATAGTCAGAAAATGATGAAATTGCTTGAGTCCGCTGGAATGATTGCAATGAATTCAGTTCGGGCTTATTTCGTTAATGGTGAATTTGCCCCTCTATCTTTGGCCACAATCCGTGCTCGAGCACGGCGTGGCCGTAAAGGCGCTAAACAGTATCTTAAACAGCTTGAAACTGGTCCAGCTGAGTCTGGCCTAGTTCGGCCGTTGATTGATACTGGAGAGCTTAGAAAGTCGGTTACTTACGTGATCATGAAAAAGGAAAAGGAGGTAAAGCGTGGCTCAACTTGATGTTTCAGACGTTTTGCTAGATCCAGACTTCATGGACACAGGCATTATCTGTAAGCGTACAGAGGTCATCGTAGGAAACAATGGACGATCTCAAGAAACGACTACATCAACACCCTTTGATGGCGTAGTTACTACAAACAATGGCCTTAACATGGACCGTCGAGCAGATGGCACATTGATTAAAGGCGCAATCAACATTCACACACAGTTTGCTTTAACTTCAGGCGATAAAAATACCAAAGCGGATGAGATTACGTGGAAGGGTAAAACTTACATAGTGGCTCAAGTGCTGGACAATCTACATTATGGCCAAGGTTTCATAAAAGCAATTTGTGAGCTTAAACCACTGGGGTAATCATGGGTGATTCTGCTTCAGGGGGATATATCACCCCTAGTGGCGGATCTGCATATGACCAAGACCTAGAGGACATCTTTCAAGCTTTCATTGTCGGTATTACTTCTTTGCCAGGTGCAATGGTACGGCCACGTTTTCAAAGAGATCCACCGCCTTTTCCTGAAATTGGTGAGGATTGGTGCGCCTTCGCCGTAAAGTCAATAATTCCTGATGATGGGCCTTACTTCGACCAGAAAGACGAAATAATGGATTCAATTCGACATGAAGAATTGACGCTGTTTTTATCGTTCTACGGCGACCACGGTCAATCAATTGCAAACGTCCTAAAGGATGGTCTAGGCATTCCGCAAAACATCGCGCAACTCAAAGCGCAAAAAATCAAATTTATCAAGGTGGGTGAGATCATCACCGCGCCTGACTTTCTCAATAATCAGTATGTACATCGATATGACCTAACCGCTGTCTTTAAGCGGCAAACATTACGCACGTTTGCTGTTAAGTCATTTGTAGATGCTGGGCCGATAGAATTTCCTAGGAGTTAATCCATGACATTGCCTGTTTCAGACGTTGTTAATGTCTCCATTAGTTTGGCGGCATTAGCAGCAGGGCCACGTAGCTTCGGTAATTTACTTATTCTTGGTGCCACGGATGGTGTTGTAGATCCAGTAGAACGTTTACGCGAATACTCTGGTCTTACACCTGTAGCATTAGATTATGGTACCGATGCGCCAGAATATAAAGCTGCTGAATTGTACTTTGGCCAATCCCCAAAACCTCGAACTTTATATATTGGCCGTTGGGTTAAATCGGCAAGTTCAGCCGTTTTAAAAGGTGCGGTTTTATCTGCAGATCAACGTGATATTTCAAACTTCACAGCTATTTCAGATGGTTCGATGAAAATCACCATTGATGGTTCTGAAAAGGTTGTAACTGCCCTGAACTTATCAGCTGTCACCAATTTAAATGGCGTGGCATCTGCTCTAACAGCCAAGTTGGGTACCGCTTCAGTAACTTGGAATGATGTTTATAACCGTTTTGAAATTACATCATTAACCACCGGTACCACTTCGACAATTTCCTATGCTATTGCCAATGCAACCGGTACAGACGTTTCTTCATTGATGGGTTTAACCGTTGGTCATGCTTCGGTACCAGTAAATGGCTATGCTGCTGAGCCATTGATGGATGCAATTACACATTTAGCTAACAAGTCACTTAAGTGGTATGGGTTAGATATCGCAGAGCCTATTTCTGATGCAGATGTTCTTGAAGTAGCTGCATTCATTAATGCGACTTCACCATCTCGTATTTATGGCCAAACAATTACTAACTCATTGGCTTTGGATGGTACCAGTACAGCCGATCTGGCTTATAAGCTCAGCAAATTAAATAATGGCCGTGTATTTTCGATCTTTTCAGGTGATACGGCACATGCAGCAGCTTCAGTATTTGGGCGAGCGTTTAGTGTCAATTTTAATGGTAACAACACGACTATTACATTGAAGTTTAAGCAGCTTCCTGGTGTAGCAGCTGAAGATTTAGAGGTTCCCCAAGCAAAAGCGCTTAAAGATAAAAACTGCAATGTTTTTGCAGGTTACAACAACGACACAGCAATTCTTCAAGAGGGTGTGATGTGTGACGGCTCATTCATTGATGAGCGTCATGGTCTTGACTGGTTGCAAAACCATTTAGAGACAGCTCTGTGGAATCTTTTCTATACCACTAATACTAAGGTGCCTCAAACAGAAGGTGGTGTAAATCGCCAAAGTACTGTGCTAGAGCGAGCATTGGAACAGGCTGTGACAAACGGCCTTATTGGTCCTGGTCAGTGGAATGGTGATTCTTTTGGAGCGTTGGAAACAGGTGATTACCTGTCTAAAGGTTTTTACGTTTTTGCGAACAGTTTAGATGATCAGGCTCAATCTGAACGTGAAGCGCGTAAATCTCCGGTTTTCCAGATTGCTATCAAGATGGCAGGTGCAACACATTTCACTGATGTGCTTGTTTCTGTTAACCGCTAATAAGGATAAGAAATATGTCTACATATTCATTTATGGATACTCAATGCACTCTTGCCAGTGATGACGGGGTGATTGACCTAGGTTACGGTGCGGGCGTTGCAGATGAAGGTATTACCATTGCGATGGCTGGCGATGCTAACACCATGACTATTGGCGCGGATGGTGAAGGGATGCATTCATTAAGTGCTAACAAGTCTGGCACTGTGACCGTGCGTTTATTAAAAACATCACCAATTAACGCCAAGCTCTCTAATCTTTATCACATTCAGCGCTCAAGCACTAAGAAGTGGGGAAAGAACACTATCACACTAAATCACGCTGGATCTGGTGATAACGCTACAGCATCAAAATGCGCATTCAAGAAGCATACGGACTTGGCTTACAAGTCAGTTGGTGACTTCAACGAATGGGTATTCGATGCAATCAAAATTGATCAAAAACTAGGAGCGTATGAGTAATGCAGATTGGTAATCATAATTACGAAATTGGCCGCTTAGATGCTTTTGATCAATTTCACGTATCACGAAAAATTGCACCTATTGTACCTACGATTGTTCCCTTCATGACTGAGATCCTGAAAAGCAATGTAATGGATCTCTTGGATAAGTTTGGGGATGATCCGGATAATCCTGATCTAAGCGCTTTAGAAGATTTTGATCTAAATAGTTTTGGTGCGGCGATACAGCCCTTTATCGATGCATTTGCGGAGATGCCCGAACAAGATGCTAACTACGTTATGAAAAAGTGCTTATCAGTCGTTACACGCGATGGTGCAAGATTAGTAGTTAAAGATGCATTGATGTTTGACGACTTGGGTGTCGAGCACATCCTCCCGCTAACAATTGCAGTGATCCGTATTAACTTGGGAAATTTTATTCAAGGGTTGCTTACTCAGGCATTGAGCAAGAAACAGCCCACATAAAATTTATGCATTTACCAGACCACGAAGATTGGCTTTTACGGCCGGTGATTCGTGGTCTTTGTCGTTTTGAGTCGTTAAAAGATGGAACTGTAGATCTAGCTGATATTGCATTGATGAACGATGCGTTAGATGTGCAGGCAGATAACCAGCTTTTACTCGAACGATATAACGAACAAAACAAAGGTTGAGTTAGACATGAGTGATACAGTTATTCGTGACTTCTTTGTGTCCTTAGGCTTCTCTACGGACAATGAAGGCGCTAGAAAAATGGTCGATACCCTTAAGGGGGTAGAGCTAAAAGCGGCATTGCTACACAAGACTTTATTGCTTCTAACAACTGGTGCAGTTGTCGCGGTAACAAAGACAGCAAGTGAACTCGATAAGCTGTATTACTCATCTCAACGTATTGGTGCATCTGCTTCAAATATTCGTGCGTATGGTGATGCAATCTCACAAATGGGTGGTAATGCTCAAAATGCATTACAGTCACTTGAGAATGTGGCGCAGAAGATGCGTAATTCCCCTGGTTATGAAGGTATGTTAACTGGCATGGGTGTAGCTACACGTGATGGTAATGGCCAGTTGCGTGACCGTGTGGAAGTAATGAAAGACCTTTCAAAAACCATGAAAGGGATGGATTACTACCAGGCAAATGCTTATGCGAGTTCTTTAGGTATTGATGAAAATACCCTTATGGCCATGCGTGATGATAAGTTCATCGACAACATGGAGAAGTACCAGAAGTTACGTCAAAGTGTTGGCTTAACTGATGAGCTTACTAAGTCTGGTACCGATTTCATGGTTGAATTCCGTGACATCACCATGACGACCAAAGCTATTACAGAAGTTGTTGTAATGACCGCAGGACAAACACTTATTCCAGTGCTGAAGGTAATCAATAATTTCTTACGTAGTGCGATTGCATGGTTCGCTGAACTGGATCCGCGTTTTAAAGCTATCTTGGCCACTGGCTTAAAGTTTGCCTTGCTTGCGATTATCTTTGGTGGCTTTATTGGCACAATCGCTAAATTAGCTTCTGTGTTGCCAATGCTGAAAAGTCTACTCTTTTTAATCAAGTCTTTACGATTGGCCTTCTTGGCTTCTCCAATCGGTATTGTCTTGGCTTTGGCCGCTGCAATTGCTGCTTTGTGGGATGATTATCAAACTTGGAAAAATGGCGGTGAAAGTCTTATTGACTGGTCAAAGTGGGAAAGCGGAATTGAAACAGCAATTAGCCGTATTAAACAGTTGGCTGAGTTAATTAAAAGCCTTAAGGATAAAACTGTAGAGTTTGTTAGCAAGGCAATTGATGATCCAGCTGGTACCGCAAAAGAAACAGTTGCTGCAGTAACTGAAGCGGCTAAAACTGGTACTGCTGCTTTAGTGAGTGCTACTAAATCTACAGTTAGCAATATTCAGAATAGTGTGAGTAAATCGCGAACAGGAAGAACCTTACAGCTTTCTAGTCAAGATATTGAAGACTTAATCAAAGTAACTTCAACTGAAGTAGTAGCATCTCTTAAAGGAGAAGCTTTTACAAAGCAAACACATGGTGTAGTCGATACTATTTTAAATCGTGTTGCTTCAGGAAAATGGGGGGATTCTGTTCGAGATGTAGCAAATGCCAAACGACAGTTTACTAAGATTACAGGTCCAAAATCTTATAAAACTAAGTCAGGCAAGGTTATTAAGTTAAATCCTTATGGCTCAGTACAAAACATGCCCTTAAAAGATGTAAATCCAAGGGTACGTGCAGAGGTATTAAGCTATCTCGAAAGAAGAGCAAATGGGCAGGAATCGAGTGTAGGTGGACATTTGAATTATGCTAACCCCTACGTTTCAGATAAGAAAAACAGAGATGCTTGGGTAGATGCCTTTTTCGAAAAGTCGAAAAAAGATGGTTTGGTTTTTGGCTCAGGAAAGAATGTGCACGGCCATGGAACAACGAAAGATTTAGCCAAATATATTCCTAAACCATTTTCTATTTCTTTAGGTAGTGAGTCTTCTAACTTAAACTCTTCAACCAATTTAAATATTAGAAATACTGCTGCTCTTGGTAATAACCCTCATAAAGACCAAGTTAATGCTGTAAACTCTAAAACATCGCATGTGACTATTTACCAAACTCACAAAACAGAAATGACGATAAATGGCGCTAATAATCCATTTGAGACAGCTAATATGGTGAAACGACATAATGAAAATACAATGGTTCAAATGGCTAGAACTGTGAAGCCATTAATTGGGTAGGTGCTTCATGAAAAATGCTTGTTGGGTGATTTTAATGCGTCGGTAGACTATTATGTAGTGGCTTAACTTTATACATGATAAGAGGAAAAATGAAAAATATCCTATTCTTAGATGCGGTACTATCAACCAAGATCGTCACGTTTGCATACTGGATTTTACTTTTGTGTGTATGGGTCATAGGAATTACTATGATCATCGGAGGATCTAGTGGTAGCAATCTACCCTCAGAAATAGCAAACCCATATACATCGGGATCTTTAGGCATATTTACTGGTGTCTGTATATTAGTTTTTGGATCGGTAATAGTTCGACTTTGGGCTGAATTTTGGGTAGTAATATTTAAGATCCAGCAAAATACAAGAAGGACTGCCGATCTATTAGAAAGACTCAGTAAGGATCGAAGCTCACCACTTTAGATTTTATGTTTTAACTAAAACCCACCAATCGGTGGGTTTTTTATTGCCCGGAGAAAAGCATGGCACTCACCGAAACAGTGGGGTCACTCTTGTTAGGTGGCCACCGTTCCATTATGGGTTTGTTTGCAGATGTAGTTATTGAAGAAAACCATTCTGATGAGCTTGTAATAACGGAGCATCCCGTTGAAAAAGGTTCTCCTATTTCTGATCATTGCTATAAAGCACCTCCAGAGGTCACTATGAAAATCGGGTGGTCTGAAAGTGCTGGAAGGATGAATGGTCTTATTGGTAATACTTTTATTGGTTCTGATTTGTCTCTTTTAGGAATCTACCAAGGATTGCAAGCGCTACAAGGTCAACGACTTATTATTTCTACTGGTAAGCGTCTATATACAGACATGCTTATCAAATCTTTAAAGAACGTCACTGATGAAACCTCTGAAAACGCTTTAATGATCGATATTGTATTTAAGAAAGTTTTTATTGTTTCCACAAAAGAAACGCTGGTTTCTATCGCTGATCAAAAGAATCCTGAAGTAACTTCTGATGTTGTTGACTCTGGTACTAAACAGCCGAAACAGGTTGAACAGTCCATGTTATCTCAAATCACAGGATTAGGTCAGGTTGGCGGTGCATATACGGTAGGGCTTTAAAATGGCGTTATATGAAATCCCTTTACTCGATCGGAACCAGAAATTTTTTATCAAGCTCAACAAGGTGAATTACCAGCTCAAACTTATTTATCGCAATCGATGGTACCTCGATATTTATCAAGCTAATGCTGAACCGGTTGCCCTAGGCATTCCCTTGGTTTCCGGTATCGATATTTTAAGTCCATTTAGTCATGTAATTAGCGGTTCTATGTATGTTCAAAATCTCAATGAAGATGAGAGCCAATCATTTAATGACTTAGGTACCAACATAAAACTTTATTGGCAGGATCCTTAAATGAGCGAACAATGGAAGCGTAATTGCCGGCTAACCGTTCAACTTAAATATGGTGAGCCTGAGGCATTAGATTTATCTGAAATGCGAATTGTTTTTCGCATTAATCAACCCACAGCTGAAACCCCAAAAGCAGCTGAGTTTTATATCTATAACTTATCAGTCGATACAATGAATCGACTTGCCGGCGAGGATAATTCCAACGTCGGTGCTATGGTCACTTTCGAGGCTGGTTACGGTGAAGAGTTGGCCATAATTTTTAAAGGTTCATCATTCCAATATCGCCGTGGCCGTGAAAGCCCGACTGATACCTTTTTATGTATTTTGGCTCAGTCGGGTGATAAAGCTAAAAATTATGCATTGGTCAATAAAACTATTGCAGCTGGTACCACAGTTGACCAGGTCAAAAATGAACTCGCAAAAGAGTATCAAGCCAATGGCGTGGAAACTGGCGAACTGCCTGAACTTAGCGACCAAAAATATGTTCGTGGCAAAGTGATGTTTGGGTCATTAGATGATCAGATTCGCCAGTTTTGCAAAGATACAAACACGGAATACTTCATTGACGATGAGTATTTATACATGGTTGGTATCAGTAGTTACTTATTAGATTCTGTTTATGAAATGGATGCTAGTTCGGGGATGATTGGAATGCCTCAGCTCACTACTGAGGGGCTTATGGTCAATTGTTTGCTTAATCCTCAATTACGCCGTGGTGGACGCATTCATGTTGATACTACAAGCATTCAAATTCAGGCCTTTGATATTGATTATCAGAGCCAAGGGGTTGACCAGCCGCAGAAAGATCTTAAAACAGCTGGCGGCATTAATGGTATTTACATCATTAAAGCGGTCGAGCATTACGGCGATACACGCGGCGATGATTGGTATACAAGTCTTGTTGCCGTTGGCCAAGGTGCGGTAGTTCCTAAATCTGGTATTACAATTACGGCGGTGGATTGATTATGGCTTTAAGTAATAACGAAAGATCGCCTCATTTGCTGAATACAATCAATGATGCGATTAAATCTGCTCTAGCAGTACTGTGGACCAATTTGCCTTGTATTGTTGAATCATATGACGATGACGGACAAACAGTCTCTGTAACGCCAGCTATTCAAATACCGGTTATGCGTGAAGATGGGTCAATGGAATTAGTGGATCTACCATTAATACCAGATGTGCCAGTGTGCTGGCCTAAGGCTGGAGGATTTGCTCTAACTTTTCCCATTAATCGTGGTGATGAGTGTTTAGTGCATTTTTCATCACGATGCATTGATTTGTGGTGGCAAAACGGTGGCATTCAACCACCGTTTGAAAACCGTAAGCATGATCTATCTGATGGCTTCGCCACTTTTGCGCCGCAATCTCAACCCAGACGATTAAAAAATGTGGCCACAGATGCGGTTGAATTAAGAAATGATGCCGGCAATGCCAAGATCCGGATTAATGATGCTGGTGAGTTGGAGTTTTTAGGTACCAAAGCTACTTTTAATTGCCCGGTTGAAATGAAGGATGGATTAGGCGTCGCAGGGGCATTAAAAAATAATGATGTGGATGTTGGGTCTGGACACGGCCATACGAAAGTACAGCCGGGTAGTGGTGAGTCTGGTCCACCGAAACCATAAATGAATGAGGGGTCGCTGAAAGGCGGCTTTTTTTATGCGCTATAGAAAGCTAGATGAAGATGGGGATTATAGCTTTGGCCAAGGTCAAAATAATTTCCATATTAATACACCGGAGGGTGTAGCGCAGGCGGTTATGACGCGTCTTAAGTTTTGGGTGGGTGAATGGTTTGCTGATACCTCAGATGGTACGGGGTGGACAACAGACGTGTTGGGTAAATACACAGATCATCTTTTTGAGCTGATGATTCGCCAGCGAATTTTAGGAACTCAAGGTGTACTCCGGATTGATTCATTCAATAGTCAATTTAATGGAGAAACACGCACGTTATCCATTCAATCAACCATAACCACGATCTATGGTTCTGCCGATCTGCAAGGGGATATTTAAATATGGCACTAACTAGCATAGCCCCGGTAATTAACCAATACGGCGTAACAGTTTCAACATACAGCGAAATTGTTGAGCACCTTAAAGAAAAATATCGGGAAATTTATGGCCAAGATGTTTACTTGGAAAATGATAGTCAGGATGGGCAATGGATTGGTGTAATTGCTCGTGTGGTTGCTGACTGTAATGCCGCAGTAGCTGATGTTTATAGCTCTATGTCACCAAGTACTGCTGACACCGATGCCTTATCACGAAATGTAAAAATTAATGGTATTCGCCGCGCAGTGGCCACTAAATCAAGTGTCTCAGTGGTTTTGGTTGGCGTGGCTGGAACAATCATTAATAACGGGATTGTAAGTGACAAGAACAATAACCGGTGGTTATTGCCGGCACAAGTTGTTATTCCTCCAGAAGGTGAAATAGTTACTACGGCTACAGCTGAAAAGCCAGGTGCAATTTTGGCTTTACCAAATTCAGTTACAAGCATTTCAACGCTAACACGCGGTTGGCAATCTGTAAATAATCCTCAGGCGTCGACCTTAGGTGCTCCAGTCGAAAGCAACACTAAGTTACGACAACGTCAAGCACTATCAACCGCCATCCCATCACGCTCTTATACTGAAGGTATTTTAGGTGCATTGTTTAGCCTTGATGGAGTGAGCCGTTGTAAGGTTTATGAAAATAAAAAGTCATTCATCGACCCTTTAGGGCTTCCTCCCAATTCATTGGCCGTTGTTGTAGCTGGTGGAGATGATCAACTGATTGCTGAGACGATTCGTGTAAAGAAAGCGCCTGGTTGTGATCTATATGGAAACACAACAGTGATTCGCCCAACTGTCTATGGAGATCCAGTAGAAATTCAATATTGGCGACCTATTCAAAAGTCTATTGGTATCCGTTTTGAATTAACGACTAATTCTGATTACACGGTAGATATTGGTGAGCAAATCAAAAGCGCTTCAGCTGATTACATTAACCAGCTCGATATTGGTGACCGTATTGCAATTAATAAGCTGTATGTACCAGCAGGTTTATATGGCGCATTGGATGCAAGGTCTTATGAAATTGAAAGCCTTCAATTGACTGTAGACGGTGTACCAGTTGAGGGTGATTACACCTTAGCTTTTAACGCCGTGGCCTATTGTGATTCAGACAATATCGAGATCAGTGTTGCTGGAGGTGGTTAATGCAAACAGATGATTACTTGAATCTGATCATTAATGAGCACCGATCTAAGCCTAATTTTAAACAGACAGTCAAAGAATCAATAGAACCTATTCTTGATTGTATAAACGTGCTGCAAAGCATAAATGAGAAGTTTGACTTAGATACAGCCACTGGCGATCAGCTTCACATCCTTGCCGAGTGGGTGGGTGCGCCACTGGTTGTTCCTAATATTATTCCATTACCGTTCTTTGGTTTCGAGGGGCAACCTGAATCATTAACATTTGGTGAAACTGATAATCCAGACATTGGCGGTTTTTGGCGCGAATCAGGTGTCAGTAGTTATCGTGGCCAAAGCATCCCCCCTCAAAAATTACCCTCAGTTGTTAAAGCTAAAATCTTATTAAACAACTGTGATTGTACTCTCAATGAAGCATTTGAAATCTGCAAGCTCTTAACCGATGTACCTTTCAAATTAAAGGACAATAGGGATATGACCGTTACCTTTGAATTTCTTGCAGACTTTCAACCTATAGATAAAGAACTAGTCCGCTTGTTATTTCCTTTACCAAGCGGAGTCGCGCTAATTTTTTCGGATGAAGTAGATGGATAAGTTAGAAGAGTTTAGCCTGAATGGGCCAAAAAATACCGATGGACTAACTTTATTAAGTGGCTTTCCATCAAATCAGAAACCGGCACGGCAGTGGTTTAACTGGTTATTTAACTCAATTACCAAAAAGATTAATGAAATCATTGATGGCAAGTTAGATGCAAGTGCAAATGCTGTTTCTGCAGCAAAGTTAGAAACGGGCCGAAAGATAAATTTCACTGGTGTAATTCAGGGGAGTGGCACATTTGATGGCTCTAAGGATATTACTATCAATACGGTTCACGGTGGAACCTTAGGTGAGAAAGCAATTGCGATTATTCGCCTCAATGGTTCAACGTTCGATTTGGTCAAAAGCCGTGGCTTTGCTTCAGTTGCAAACATGGGAGGCGGTCAAATCGAATTTACTTTGTCTGAAGATGCGCCAGATACAGATTATGGTGTTGTTTGCACTGGTACTGCTAATGACACAGCAGCAGTGAGCTTTCAGGAGCGTGAAGATTTTGCACGCACCAAATCTAAATTTCGCTTAATGGGTGCTTATGGTGGTGATAATACACAAGGTGCTTATACCCCCCAAATATGCACTGTAGTCGTCTATTACTAAACTGATTTTATAAATTTTATAACCGCCACAAGGCGGTTTTTTGTTGCGTGGAGATTTTGATGTGGCGACAAACTGGAATGCGGTTTTAAACAACACAAATAACTTCAATGATGTGCTAGCAATTTTAAAAAAATTGCTAGCACTCATGGCTGATTTATCTACTCTTGATTCATCAGAGGTCCTTTTACGTATTGATGAGATTATTAACTCATCGGTTGCTGATTTTGATAAAAAACAGATTAATGCTTTTAAGGAGCTCAAAGAGGCGATTGAAGTTGCTAGTGCAGCTGGAGCAGGCGAAAAAGGTTGGGTAGATACACTTGTACTGACTTTAACTGGAGAAAACCTAAGAGAGTTTAATAAAAAGACAATCAGCACTTTAGATTGTATTGATGATCTCAGTACAACATTACCGTGGCCTGGTCGTACTGTTAATGTACGATCTGTCATTAAAGATAAGCATTTAGGGGGAGGAACTTTTGTATTTAGCGCTGATAGTTCAAAAGTTCCAGATGGTTATATTGTTGTTGCTGCAAATGGCGGGAATTGGGTAAAAATTACAGTTGCTTTTCCTACAGTTGATGATTTTGGCGGGCTGGGTGACGATCCGAATTATGACGATGCTGATGCCTTTATTAAATGTGCGTTAAGCCCATACACAGGTTCAAATATTTATTTAGCAAACAGACAAGTTGAATATCGCATTAATAAACAGGTTGATTGCAAGGGTAAAGGGATAGTCGGTGGAGGTTTTAGCAGACAAAATGCCACAGCTTATGCAATGAACTCTTTAAAAGTTAGACCGGGTGATTATTCAAATATAAATACTCTTTTTAACAACGTGGCATTTATTAATGTCGGAGCTGAGGTAAGAGATTTACAGTTAGTAAGTGAAGGTGTTTCAGAAACCATTTCTGGTCTAAAAGTAGATGGGTATAACTTTACTCTGTCAAACGTAAATATCTCGGGTTTTTACAATCAAGTTTATTTATCTAACGCTACTGTTTCATTTCGCGTTCAAAACTTAGTGTCTATTAGTGCAGCAAATGCAGGATTCTTTATTGCAGATATAGATTCAAAACAAAGTACAACAGCTTATTTTGACAATTGCTCGTGGCAGTGGGGTAAGTACCCAGTTATCTTCGCTAAAGAGGCGTATCAGTGTGTATTTAATAATATTATTATTGAATACATGACATACGGGTTAACAGCTGGAATTTGGTCGAACTGTTCATTCAATGCAATTTGGGCAGAGCAAACAAGAGACGGTGTAGCGAGGGATTGGTTAGTAAACACATCGTATCAACAAACATTTAACTGTACTGTCAATAATCTATATATCCGAACACCTTGGTTAAACAGAGCCGATCCGACAGCTTTAGGTGCATCAGATAATATTGGTGGGGTCGTTATTGATAAGAGTCGTATTACCTTGGGCGGTTCGACAGGGGCAAAAATTCAGCTTTCTCCATCTGGCTTGGCAACTTTATTTGCAAATTGGTATGGCGGTACAAATCGAAGATTATTAATAACCACGCAAGCGACTGCAGCCGATTCAGGTTATAAAACTCCGATTCACATCAATGCGCCAAATAGCGAATTATATTTTGGAAATCAGGATGAAGCATCCACGTCTAGTGTTGTCTTTAAGCGTGTCATTGGTGCAACAGCAGCTAACACACCGTTTATAGCATCAGATGCATGGACCAAGACTGTCAGAAAGTGGAACACATACAATCATGAAGTCTCAAAAATCGGGCGCTTTATGGCTCCGTTGATGCTGACTTATGATGTCAATTTTTCAACTCAACAAAATAATGCAGGATGGTCTATCTCAAAAGAGTCTGTGGGCGTCTATAGACTGCAAAGAGATACGGGTGTCATAACTGAGTTAACTAACCCCCATATTGAAGTGTCTGGAATTTTCACCGGTACGGGTTTAGGAAGTGGAGCAGCTCTACTACCTCCAACTTTACAAGCAATTGAGGCATACAGTGGTAGTTGGACAACTTATAAAGTAGCTGCTGGGGTCAAATTATTTTTTAGAGACTTAACAGGTGCTTTGGTTGATCCAATGCGTTTTACAGTTTCATTTACACTAGAATCAGGAATTTAATATGAACTACTCAGAAATGTATGTTGAAGGTGCATTGCCAAAAATTGAAGCGGATATTGCTGAAAACGGGCAATGTGTACTTTATTCGAAGATGACTTTAAATGAAGAAACAACTACAGCTATTTCCGGGCTACTTTTAGAAAAGGGATTTAATACAGAAGTTACAATTGAAGATGACCCCGATTTTATCGGCAGTCGTTATAAACTTTTAATTACGAGAGTAGCTTAAAACTTCAATAAATCCATTAAAGCCCTTTGCTTAAAAGCTTAGGGCTTTTTTATTGTCTAAATTTTCTGGAGAAATAAATGGAACCAGTTTCCACTAGCGGTTTAACAGCATTACTAAAATTTTATGGGGCTGCAATTATGGTGACCTTAGCGGTTGCATTAGTTGCAGCAGTTGTATTGATGACTCGTATGCCACGCTCACCGCAAGAATGGGCTGTGGGACTGATTTGTACGGTTGTATCAAGTCTTGCAGGCGGTTCATTCATCATCGTGAAGTGGGGGCTTCATGAATGGATTACAGATGTTTGGGGCATGATGGCACTAGGTGGATTCTTCTTCGTTTGCGGCATTCCTGGTTGGGCTCTAGTACGGTGGACATTTAACTTTATCAACAAACAGGAAGGTAAGACGATTATTGAAGTAATTAAAGAAGTTAAGAAAGCCAGAAATGATATCGAAAACAGTTAATGCCGCCTTCGGGCGGTTTTTTACATCCAAAGGAAACCGAAATGAACATTGAACAATATCTTGAAGAACTCATTAAACGCGAAGGCGGGTATGTAAATAATCCTGCGGATCGAGGAGGGGCAACAAAGTACGGTATTACTGAAGCAGTTGCTCGTGAAAACGGCTATAAGGGCAATATGAAAGATTTGCCTCTTGATGTGGCCAAAGCAATTTATCGGAAACAGTACTGGCTGGAACCACGTTTTGATCAGGTGAATACTATTAGCTCTACTGTAGCTGAAGAACTTTTAGATACTGGTGTAAATTGCGGTATCAAATTTGCAAAACCACTTCTACAACGTGCATTAAATTTGCTGAATAACCAAGGTAAAGCTGGGTATGCAGATTTAAAGGTTGATGGCGTTTATGGTTCTAACACTTTAGGTGCTCTAAAAACCTATCTGGCCAAACGCGGGAAAGAAGGCGAGAAAGTGCTGGTGCGAGTGCTTAATATTATGCAAGGGCAGCGTTACATTGAAATCTGTGAACGCAATTCCACGCAAGAGCAATTTTTTTATGGCTGGATCGCTAACCGAATCTCTTAGCATGAAAGTCTTTCATTGTAAGCGATCTAAGTTTGCTTTGGTTCTAACAGTGCTGTGCATTCTGTTATCATGATGCACAGCTCATGCGATCAATAGTAATATGAATGTATGCACTTATGTAATCCCTATAAAGAAGTTCTTATGAGAGAGTTTTAAAAAATTAATGTAAAGCAATAAAATTTATAAATCAAATCATTATAAAAATTACAATTATGATAAATTATAGAAAATTTTTATCTCACAAACTTGGTTAATAGGTACTCTATGACTAAAGATGAACTCGAGGCATTATCTGAATTAAGGTTAAAAGAGTCCAAAACTCTATTTGAAAATGAATTATACCAAGGTGCCTTTTATCTGTGTGGTTACTCAGTAGAGTGTGCTTTGAAAGCATGTATAGCTAAATCTTTTAAACAAAATGAATTTCCTAATAAAAAACTAGTCAATGATTCATATGTTCATGATTTAAAGCAATTGCTTAAACTTGCAAATTTAAGTATTCAATTCGAACATGATTCCAGAACTGACTCTCAATTAGAAATCAATTGGGCCGTAGTGAAGGATTGGTCTGAACAATTTAGATATGATCCTTCAATCGAAAAAGTTAGTGCAGAAGAATTAATTAATGCTGTTAGTGATCAACAATCAGGAATACTTCCATGGATAAAAAAACATTGGTAATCCAAAGGGAACTCTCAAAAGATATGGAGTTTTCTGGTCAATTTTTGCTAAAAGAATTGGTTAAAAAAAAGGTTGATATTGATGCTGCTATGTGGTTTCTACAATCCGATTTAAACGAGTGGAAGTATATTTTAGTATTTGATGAGTTTTCTAAAAAAGGTTCCTCTTTTGTATATGAAATGATTAGCAACATAAATAGAAATAGTTTATCTAAGAAATATAAAGCAATTCCATTAAATGCTATTGAGGTTAAACCAAAAAATTCTTTTATATACAAAAATATGAAAGGACTTGTTCAGATGGAGAGTGGTATGTGCAGAATTTCTAATTCAATGATAAATGGTTTTGAAATTTATGACTGTTTAATTTATAGATTTTTATAAGAATTATAATTAACTGTCTTATCTATATTGGTATAGTTGAGAAATCATTCTGAATATCTCAATATAGATAATACTTAATATTTCATTTAACGATTGTTAGCTGATCCCACATAAATGGGTTTTTGGTTAGTTTATCTCTCGACATTGACCAGTTCCGATCAGGAACAAAACATGGTCCAACACCTATTTTCTTCTTTCCAAATTTGCTATGGATACTATCCATAGCCTGCATTAAACATTCCTTTTTCTCTATATGTGCGAAGTCGGTTAATAGGTCATAAGTATGTCCAGCCTTAGGCTCTAGTCCTGTCAGTACTACGCCGCATTTCTTATATTTAATTCCTTCCTTATAAATCTCATCTACCATCCTCGTTGCTGCTCTTACAAAATCAATGGCGCAATCCGTAGGCTCAGAAAACGAACCTGTGATTGATTTGTTGTAGAAAGGCACATTTGGGTCAAAGGGATTTGACTGTACGAATGCAATCATACATCCGCATAACAATTCTTCATCACGTAATCTTTTACAAGCATCTTGAGCATACATTGAGATAGCTTCTTTTAGATCCGTTAGTTCAGTTACGCGACCGCCGAAAGACCGGCTTGCTACAATCTGTTTTTTGGATGGGGGAGTGTGCTCGATCTCAATACATGAGATGCCTTGCAATTCGTAAATGGTTCTTGCCATCACAATTGAAAACTTCTTTTGCATCTCGCGCGGTTCAGCACAAGCTAGGTCAAGGACTGTATTAATTCCCATGCTTTGCAACTTTTTTGAGTGCTTACGGCCAACACCCCAAACTTCAGATACTTCAATTAATGAGAAATAATATTCTTTGTTGCAAGGATCCATATTTACCAGATCACAAACACCATTAAATCCCGCATTCTTTTTCGCTATATGATTGGCAATCTTCGATTCAGTTTTACTTCTGCCGATTCCGACACAGACAGGTAAGCCTAACCACTTCCATATTTGTTGGCGCATTTGCTGACCGACTTTTTCTAAATCAAAGTTCTTTTCATAAGCTGTGAAATCAACAAAGCATTCATCTATAGAGTACGGTTCAACTTCTTCTGCAGTTACGTACGAACTCAGAATCTTATGAAAACGCCTCGACATTTCTGCATACATTGCATAATTACTAGAAAGTACGATTACGTTATGCTGCTGAACAATGTCTTTAATTTGAAAAAGAGGCACACCCATTTTTATATTTAGGGCTTTTGACTCATTGCTACGCGCCACGGCGCACCCATCGTTATTTGACAAAACAATTACGGGCTTATCATTCAAAGATGGGTCAAAGACTCTCTCACATGAAACGTACATGTTGTTGACGTCTATCAAGAAAAAGACTTTGTTTTCGTGTTTCATGACTTTCTTATCATTTTAATTACGCAGGTAACAACACCCCAAATTATTAATTCTTGGCCATCTGCTAAATAAATATTTTTATAATCCGGATTCTCTGCTTTAAGCCATTGACCTTTTTCATCGATCATTAAACGTTTAACTGTGAATTCATTGTCAATTAGTGCAATAACGATATCGCCGTGCTTTGCATCAAGACTACGATCCACAATCAATTCGTCATCAATATCTATACCTGCATTGAGCATAGATAGTGATGCAACTTTGACAATAAACGTTGAAGTTGCATTTTTGATTAAGTGCTCATTCATATCGAGCGCTTTATCGACATAATCTTGTGCGGGGCTGGGGAAGCCTGCTGAAATCTTTTCAAGTGCGTAGGGGATAAGCATGTGAGTTGACGGTACAACTTGCTTAAATGATAAAGCCTCAGATAAAACAATACTTTGTGTGATGTATGGTTTTATCTTGATAATGGACGGTGCAATTTCGCTCATATGTTTCCCCTAGCTTGATTTTGTAACATATTCAAGATGATATTCTAGAGATGAGCTTAAATTCAAATTTAAAAAGCTGTGGATAAACAAATAGAAGTCAAAAATTGACGTAGCCAAAAGTGCATTTGGTCGGAAATTAGTCAGCCCAACTATCTACAATATTAGCCCAGTCTTGCAGCATTTTACGTCTGCTTTCTAGGTATTTTGCATGGTTATATGTTGCTCTAGTTTTATTTCCATCTGCATGTGCCAATTGCTTTTCAATCCACTTGTCGTCGTAATCCTTTTCATTTAGAAGGGTAGATGCGGTAGCACGAAAATCATGGGCAGTCACATCAGATAAGCCTATATAGTCAAGCATTTTATTAAGCGTTGTTGCTGACAGCATTCCATCTTGATAAATCGCAGGGAACACATATTCACGATTGCCGACAATATTGCGTTGCTCTTGAAGAATATTGAAAACTTGGTCAGACATTGGAACGATGTGAATGCGCTTCTTTTTCATCATCTCTTTTGGAAATGTGATTGTTCTTGCTTCAAAATCTACATATTCCCACTTCATGCGGCGGATCTCGATAGTCCTAAGCATAGAGTAGAGCATTACTAGCCCAGCATTTTTTACTGTAGTAGATCCACCATAGCTATTTAATTTATTTCGAAGTTGTACGGCCTCATGTTTTTCCATAGGTCTTGCGTGCTCTATTTCTGGACGCTCAACTACATTTTTAACTGCATATGTAGGATCATAATCAGCTCTAAGTGTGGCGATTGCATAACGCATTACACCGCCAATAAAAGTACGGTTCTGAATTGCTGATACTTCGCCGGTACCATGATTTTTTTGGCGCTTAACTCGTGCAATGGTTTTTTTCATTATTGTCAAAACATCTGCCGAGGTAACTTCTTTAATATCTTTATCGCCAATAACTTTTAAAATATCTTTATCAAGCGCTCGCTGAAAAGCTTCTTGATATCGCTCTGATCGATTATTTAATTTTTCTTTTTTAAATTCTGCAGCTACATCTTTAAATAGAACTCTATTGTCATATTCTTCTTGTTTAGCTTTTTTCTGGTTTTCTTTTTCTTCTATCGGATTTATACCACTCGCTACTAATGATTTAGCTTCATCTCTTTTTGAACGAGCTTCAGCCAAGCCAACAATAGGGTACTCACCCAAACTCATCATTTGAGTTTTTTTAAGCCACTGAAAACGATAGCGCCAATACTTCTTGCCATTGGGTTTAATTTCAACACATAAACCGTCGGAATCACCAAGTCGATAAAGCTTTTCTTTTGGTTTTGCACTTCTGATTTTTGAGTCACTTAACATGAAATCTTGAGTATCCGATTTGATTTTTGAGGCGGTACTCAA